TCTGCTATTTCACCAGCAGCCTTTTCTTGATCTATTTGTTTTTTCATTTCATCCATACCATCATCATCTAGCTGAAGTACATTCTTCATAACATACTCTTTTGAGAAAAACTCTCCAACATATTGTTGCATAGTATCCAATGTTTGCAATCTGTTTTGTAAAAGTTCTGCATCTTTTAACTCTGAGAAATGATTGTCTCTTACATAGTCAACAACAATATCTTGCCGCCACTCATTCCAATCCTCTTCAGTTATTATTTGCTTCATTATAAGTTGTTTCTTTAGAATCTCAGTAAACAACATTGCAAATCGTTTTCTTAATCTATCAATAAACTTCTGAAACTTAACTTCATCTCTGTTGATTTCAGTAGAACGACCCAAATTAAATGCAGGAGATTCTTGTTCTAATCTATTGATAGGAACATTTAATGATCTGTATAATCTCTTTTGGAAGTAAATGATATCGTCGATTTGTCCCAAGTTTTCACCACCTGGAAGTGTAGAGATTTCTGTTCCTCGACCGCCTTCCCGACGAGGGAGCCAAAAATCTTCAAGCATTGACATATGTTTTCTATCATCTCTGATCTTACCTGTGTCTGCGTCATATACAAGTTTATTACGGTAACGAGCCATAATGTCTTTCATATAAGTTTCAGCTTTACCTCTTGGTAAGTTACCAACATCGATATAAAAAATTCTTCTTTCAGGAGCTCGCGCAAGTCTGTATATAACAAGTGAGTCCTCCATCATTCGTAATTGGTTGATAGGTTTTAGAGCTTTATGTAAATGTGATACAACTCTTTTTCTTGCAACATCCAATAGACCAGAAGTTACATAAGATACAGAATCATTTGATAGTTTAATACCTTGATTCATCCCTCCAGGCTTTTCTTGATAGATGTAAAACTCATTTACATTCTCAATAAGAGTTGCACCTGTTGAAGGATCTTTCTTCTTTTTTACTTCTTTTACTTTTCTAATCTTAGTAGCATCTATTGGACGAATTTCTTGAATACCAGCTTTTAGATTTTTTTCATCTACTACAAGATGGTGATAGACTCTTCCATCAACATACCATCTTCTAAAGATATCATGTCCTAGTTCTGTAAATTGTAACATAGAACAAATATTATCAAACTCTTCTGTCATAGCTTTCTTTAGTTGATCGCTAAGACCTTCTACATGATCTAATATAAGTGAAACTGGAGATTCATTTTCGTTTGCAACTACACTTTCATTAACAATATCTTCAATTGCTGCGTCTACTTCAGGGTGAGTTGCAACAGCTCTATATTGTCTAATGTTCTGTAAGTTGTCTTTAGCATGATCGCCTTCACCAAGGTTAACATATGTACCATAGTGAGCACCAGCTGCGGTAACATAACCAGCCCCATCCTGATCAACAGGAGGGACGATAGATTGCATCTTCTCTGCTTTTCTATCTCTAGCACGTTTTATTTCAAAACCAAATAATCTAAGTCCGCTCTCTTCAGCCATTTTAATTCCTAATATTAAGTTTAGAGGGGCCGTGATAGCCCCTCAAATTATTTATAGTGGTTTAAGAAGTAGTTTGTGCTTCCCAGTATTGTACTTGGAACTCAACAGTAAATCGTTCAATCTCATTTTCTAGTCCATAGGCTAGATCGATTGGTGATATTGCTGTTGGGAAACAACCTCTAAAATTATAAGTCTTTATTGTAGATCCATCTTTGTCAATTTGATCAACTACTAGATCTGCTTCGTAATCAACAGGATTTGTTAAACCAGTATTTGCACTGTGTGCATTCATACCATTCATCCAACGCTCCATTGCGTTACGAACATTAAAGTCTGTGTCGTTAATTATGGTTGGTGTCCATACATCAAATGTACGATCTCCAGCCATCTTTAACTGACGACCACGGAAAGGAACAATAATTGTACCCATAATGGAAGCAGGTAATTGAGCTGCTTCACATAGGAACGATGTTAATTCAACATCGCCATTTGCATATCCTGGAAAGTTGATTGTCGCCTTAAATAAATTAGGACGAGCACCGCCTCCTCGGATTTTTGCTTTAAAATCATCAACGCCTAATACTGCCATCTTCTATCTCCCTTATACCTGTCGTCCGGCGACTTCTTCGAAGTCAACGCCAGATCTGACTGCTACAAAGTTTAGAGTGATGTAGTTAACAGAACGTGCAGGCTTAATAAAGATATTAGCCACAAATTCGTTTCTGTCAATAACAGCTGCTGTGTTGTTTGTTTCATCGCATACAACTCTAAAGTCTGTAATACCTCTACGTCCTTTGATCTCTCTTAGGAATGGTTCAACGATATTAACAAACTCAGCTCTTGTAAACTCATCGTTCAATTCGAACAATGTGTTTCTTGCTGCAGTTGATATTGCTCTCTCAATCACATTAAACAGACGTCTTACATTGATTCTATCAAATGCAGATGGTCTATTCAAGTGTGTTTTATCACCGTATAGTAATATACCTTGACCAGGTAAATTTGCTATTGGGTTGATACCAGCTTTGTATAGAGTATCTCGTTGAGCTTTTGTTGGTGTGTAAGCTAGTGAAGTTACACCCAAGTAAGCACCTCTTCGAGATCCTGCTGGTGAGAACCATGGTGCAGCGTTTGCATCAGAAGCAGCCATTATACCTGCTGTTGATGAAGCGGCTGGAATGTTAATATACTTGTCGTTATATTTGTCATAGACTTTTAAGTGATTGTTGTCTACAATTAGATGTGAGCTGAAAGTGTATCCGTCTGCATCAGTGATTGATGCTGTAACAGGATCAGCGTTTCCTACAACAGAAGCTTGAGCAGGTGAAGTTACTACAACACAATCTTTTCTTGTTGTACCAGCTATAGCTACCAGATCATTAACAACAGTTTGTTGATCTGAAGCATTTGTTTTACCTGGTGCAATTAAGAAGTCTAGTTGAACTGTATCTTTGTCTTCTAACTTATCAAATCCAGTTGCAATGTTACCTGTTGTAGGATCTGTTCCTACAGTACCACCAGCAAGTGAATATGAACCAGTTGAATCAACTACTTCGTTCATCCAGATATATTCTGATTGTCTGTTAATTACTTCTTTCATGTAGTTAGTTGAACCATCAGTATTTTCAGCTGATGATAATGAAGATACAAATGGGAATCTTTCTAATACGCCACCAGCTGTGCCAGTGATGATTCCGTCTTGATCTAATACTAATACATGATGTTCTTCTCCTGTTGGAGCTCCATCAAATTGGTCTTTGTATGCTTGTGTCCAGTTGGTCCAGTTTGTACCATCTGCCCAAACAACTTGTAATGAGTTTCCTAACTCCCCTGGCCATTTAGCAAATACTCTGCCTGTGCCAAAGGATCCGTTATCCCATGCATCGTTATTTTTAATTAGTGCTGCAGCAGCTGAACTATCGCAAGCGTTAGTTGCATCGCTGTTTATTGCACGAACTGTTTGTAATGCATTGGCGTACTTTAAAAAGTATGCAGCAGATAGGAAGTCTACCGCAAAACTATCGCTTGGTGCCCCAAATGTTTCTGCAAGCTCAGCTTCATTTGAAACTAAGGTTGCTACCTCAGCAGGACCCCATCGAAATGCTCCAACAAAACCGCCTGTAGTCGATTGTACATTAGGCACACCGCCTGTTAGATCAACTTCTTTGACGACAATAGCTGGAGACTCTGAAGGTGTACCAATTGCCATTTCTTGTTCCTTTTCCAGTAATCGAATTATATGTTTTCATAATACGGAGATTCAATTACTTCTATTTATAATTTAATATATTTAGTAAATTGAGCCCCATTCTGTAACAGAATTGTCTCTCATCCACTTATCTCTCATTTCCTCTTCTTCTGCAGACTTAATACCATCGTCTACAAAACCAAATGGCAGCATATCATCTTCTATTTGTTTCATTTGTTGTTCAAACAACATATTTCTTATATCGACATCTGTTAATGTTTGAAAGTAGTTACCTGTTGCAAAGTATCCAAACATTACTAAATTCATCATTAGATCATCATGATTACCATCCGATGCTTCATACGATTGACCTTTTGCAATAAATGTACTACATTCTAAGATAGTATTTTGATCTACTATCTCTAACTTTCTTTCTTCTAATAAATCTTTGATACCTGAACATCCAATACGTTTTACCTTTCTATTCATCTCAACTCCAAGTCTATTTGACTTTACTGTTGACTCAATGAATAGATTCTCATACTCTAGTTCATTATGCAATCCATTTGTTACTAATGTTCCTTGATCATTTGACTCTACAACTACCCAAGCAGTGTTGTAGAAAGTTGCGTACTTATATATAATGTTAGGGAAGAGTAATGGAGAGATAAGGTTATTGCGATATACAGCAACCTGTTTAAAAGGCCTAACGCTAATATCGATCAGATTAAAAGTAGAATAGTCCTGTCCTCTTCCTTTTGATACGTCAACGGTCATTACATATTGATGATCTTTTTCTGGTTCTTCATAGATCCAGACACTATTACCTTCAACTAATCTTTTAGGATTCTTTGCTCGAAAGCTCATTAATGTTTCAGCGTTTATTAAAGTATCGCCTGTTCCAAAAAAGGTGTTCCCAAACTCCTGATCAAACTGAAGTTGAGAAGTATTCGCTATTGTCTCTTCTCTCCACTTATCATCCCTACCTGGCACGTCCCACCAATCGACGCGAAAAGATTTAAACTCATTAACATCTTGTACTGAACCTTCCCATATCTTATGGAATTGATTACCTATGCCATTAGCAGTAGATGTAATTACAACCTTTGTATCTTTACCAGATGAAATAACAGGATATGTAGAAGTATAGAACTCAGCAGCATTCTCAACAAATGCAAACTCATCCAAGTATAGTAAGTTAACAGACATACCACGAATAGATGAACCAGATGTTGCAGCTGATACAATTCTACTATTGTTACTAAACTCTATTGATCTTTTGTTGAGAGCTTTACATCCTGGCTGTAAAAAGAACGGAAGGTTCTCTAACATAAGAGTAACTCTCTGCAACATCTCTTGTGCTGTTGCACCTTTGTTAGCTAAGATAGCAATAACTTTTTCTGGATGGAATATAGCATACCAAAGTAGATATGCAACTGAAGAAATAGATTTGCCAGATTGTCTACATGCAAGAACTATACTAAAACGATTATCGTTAAAGTGATTAAACATTTGTTCTTGATAAGGATATAGTTCAAAAGGTACTAGACCTTTATCCACATGAATAATTTTACAATAGTTTGATGCAAAGTATGTTGGATCTTTTAAACACTTCCGATATTCATTGACTTCATCTCTAGTGAAGTTATGAACAATACCGTCTCTTTTTACGCTTGCGTTGCCAAGATATGTTTCATTCATCTTTCTTGTAATCGCTAATGTCAACTACTTTTTCCTCATCATCTTGTAATAGCATACGCTGTAAATCACTAGTGGAACCAATAAACACATTATTAGTAGTTTGATTTGGAAGTTCTACCGGTTTATCGTCTTTGTCGAAGTCTTTCTTCTTTTTATGTAGATCTAGTAAAGATCCATTTATATCACCCATGTTCTTCATCATGTTTGACAAGACTTCATAAGCTCGAGGGTGTTCAGTAGCTCTTGCTACATCAACCATATCGTCCAATGCTTCTGAACCTTTATTAATTAGATCGTGATAGGTACGTCTAGCAAATTCAAAATCATTTTCTGCTGTTTGTTTTTCATCCGACATTGTTCACTATGACCATTTTATATTCCACTACCCTTAAGAGTTTTCAATAAGCTAGACATTCTGTTTACCGCATCATCAACACTTCTTGGAACACCATTCCAATCAGCTGGATCATCAGCAACAAATGGGATTTGATTTAAACTAGAGATTGGAAACTTCTTGTTAAAGAAATTAGTAAGTTCCGTTGTTCCTTCTTGAAAACTGGCGTTTAAACTAGCGTGATCAAATTGGGTTAGCAGCTGTGTGGATGCATCATCTAATGTATAAAATTTTCTTCCATCTAATGAGAAAGAAAATCCTGCATCTCCTGAATTTACTACTTTTGGCGGTAAGCTACCAAAACGTGCTGCAGATATTCCTCCAGTTGATCTCCATCCATTTGGTACAGCAAGCTGGAATGTTTTAAACTGACTAAACACTAGACCTTCTAAATAGACTGCAGTTCCAAGAGGATTAGTTTCTAGTTTTCCTGGA